GCGCCTGCTGACAAGTAAAGGAGCGGGCTGCGATGGCCGCGACTGATCAGACCAGCACTTACCAGACCGACGGTTCGATCGGTACCAAGGGTCAGCCGGGCGCTGCTCCCAGCCCGGTCTCGCAGCCCGAAACCAACGGTGCAGGCGCAGTTGACGCCCGTGGCTGGGCGGCGACGTCGACTGCGATCTCGGGTACCAAGGAGACCACGGTCTCCACGGTGATCGACAAGCAGCAGCCGTACAAGGCGCCGTCGGCTCCTCCGGCGGCTGCGAACGCGGACACCACGAAGACGGACTCGCCGGTTGGCAACGGGCTCACTCAGCCCATCAACCCGCTCTTCTTGATGTCCGGCACCCAGGACACCGCAGCGTTCGGCGCCGTCCCGGCCGGTACCACGACTGTGCCGGTTGCTCCGGCTGCGCCCACGGCTGTGGCCTCCGACCGGTCCATCACGGTGTCCTGGACGCCGGTGTCCAACCCGGGTGCGGATGCCAAGGTGACCCAGTACGTCATCGAGTCGGACACCGGCGGCCACGTCTACGCGCCTGCCAACGTGACCAGCTGGCGGTTCGACAACGTGAAGGGCGGCCAGTCGTACAAGTTCCGTGTGGCGGCCGTGAACAGGAACGGCGACGGCGCGTTCAGCCCGTTCTCGGCGGCGGCTGTCGCTCCGAACAACGAGGACGAGGTCCGTCCGGTGGCGCTGTCGTCCAAGAACGTCGCGAACCCGATCTACAACCAGGACGGGTCGATCAAGCAGGGGTCGTACGGGGCGCCGACCGCGCCTGGTAAGCCCACTGTGGCGGCCGGTGCGACGACCACCGCCAACGTGACCTGGACGGCGCCGTCGACCGGACAGCCGTCCGGCGGCTACGACGTCACCGCGTCCACTGGCCAGAAGGTCCACGTCGGCCCGGCCGTCCTGACGGCCAACGTGCCCGGCCTGACGGTGTCGAACGTCATCACGTTCACCGTCACCGCGATCGGCCAGCTGCAGAGCGCCACGTCGACTCCGTCGAACAACTACACCGTGGTCTGATCCCAGCTGGCTGAGCGGCCCCGTCCCACGACTCCGGGACGGGGCCGCTTGCTGTTCACGCCCGCCTCCCGGCCGCCAAGGGGCGAAGGCGACACGAGGAGAGGGCGGCGATGTCCGGTACGACACCACGGCTGGGGCTGAAGACGTGGGATCAGTCCGATCCCTTCCTCCGCCAAGATTTCAATGACAACAACGGCAAGATCGACGCCTACCCGGGCACCTATGTCTGCACGTCCGGCTCCCGGCCCGCCTGGGGCGGTGCTCAGACCGGTCTGCGCATCTACGAGACCGACACCCGGCGCGAGTTGGTGTGGACGGGTACCGCGTGGCGGGCGCTCCTCGACGCAGCGCCGGTGTGGACCGGGTACGTGCAGCCCAACGCCGCGATGGGCAAGGACACGCATGTCTACTACAAGATGGCCACCTTCACGGTGAACCGGCCTGGTGCGCTCCTGGTGCACCTGGAGGTCGAGTTCCAGTGCCAGTCCATTTACACGGCGAACGTCGCAGCACGTCCGCAGGTCGACGGCAGTGACTCCCAGATCGGCAGCACCTCGTCGTACATGCGCGTGCAGCAGACGAACACCTCCGGTGCGGGCTGGTCGCGGCACTACATGATGGGGGCTGACGGCCTGCGCACGGTCGGGGTGGGCAGTCACAACTTCGGCATCCACTTCTACACGACCCCGACGTCGACCACGTCGACGGTGTCGGTGAGCCTGGCGTCGGTGCGTGGCTGGGCGATGCTCGTCAACTCGCAGGACACGTGATGGCGGCCGACGAGTACACCGACCGGGCCTATATCTCCCGCTACGCGGCGGGGGACTTCGGCCTGCAGGTCATGCGTGACGGCGCGCCCGGCGACGCCGACGCTGCCGTCACGGTGGCGCTCCTGCATGACGACGATGCCCAGACGTCGGTGTTCTCCCGCGCGGCCGACCACCCGGGCGTCGGCCAGTACACGGTGCGCCTGTCGTCCAAGGAGACGGCCGCTCCAGGCCCGTATGTCCTGGTGTGGACGTACACCGTGGCCGGGGTTGAGGAGGAGTGGCGGTTCTGGCTGGAGGTCGGCAAGGCGGCCCCGGAGTACGACCGGCTGGCCGACTCGATGAAGGGGGTGATCGAGCAGACATGGAACCGGTTCAGCGACCTGTTCGACTACGCCACCGAAGGCCCGCACCTGCAGACGTACGTCCAGTCCAACTTCGGCCGGAACCGCCTCGCGCAGCTGCTGCGGATCGCCGTCGGCCGCCTCAATACGGCCGCCCAGCCGTACCAGACGTACACGATCGACGGTGACGGCGGCGCCAGCTTCCCGGTGGACAAGTGGGGCTCCCTGCTGGAGTCCTCGCTGTATGTGGAGTGCCTGCGGCACCTGATGCGCTCGTACGTCGAGCAGCCCGAGGTGCAGTCCGGCTCCGGTGTCTCGCGGCTGGACCGGCGGGACTACATGGACCGCTGGGGCGTGATCCTGCAGGGCGAGCAGGAGGTCCTGAAGTCCCAGCTTGACACCTTCAAGATCGCCCACATGGGGCTCGGCACCGCCCGGGTCCTCGTGAGTGGCGGGGCCTATGGACGTTGGGGGCCCACCCGGCTGCCGCTGTCCGAGGCCGCGCGTCCGAGGTGGCTCACCCGTTTCTACTGATCGGTAACAAGGAGGGGCCATGTCCGGTGGCGCCCAAGAAGGTCCTGCACCGTCTGTCGAGTTTGACCTGGACAACGTCGAGGTCAACCAGGTCGTGTGCACGCACCGAGTCTGCGGCCACGGTCATGTCGTGGTCTCTCTCTACGAAGCCGAGAAGTTCCGGATCCTGCACATCTGCCCTGGCCGTTCCACCTGATCGGAGAACCCCGTGTACAGCGTCACCCTCAAGGCCGGTCTGGTCGACGTCGTGCTGCCCAACGGCAACCGTTACCAGGGCGGCGACGTCGTCATCCTCTCGGCCGCCCAGTACGGGCAGATCCCGGCGGCCACGCGGACGGCCGTGTTCTCGGCCCAGAGCGTCGTCCCCGTCCCGGCGAGCTGATGAAGACGACTCGGGGGACGTACGTCCGCACCCAGCAGAACTGGGCCGTCGAGCAGGAGCGCCAGCGGCACGACCAGGCGCTGTGGATGATGGGTGAGAACACCCTGTTCTGCCTGCTGTGGACGGCGCGCGACCACGATGCCGGGCTCGTCGGCCTGTGCACGGTGTGCGCGTCCGACCGCATCTCCAAGGCGTACGGGCAGGCGACGCGGAACAAGTGCCCCTCCTGCTTCGGTACGCGCTTTGAGGGCGGCTACCGCGCGCTCATCGTGCGCCCGGCCATCTTCACGGACGCCGACGACGGCCAGAGCTTCACCGCCCGGGGCGTCGTCTCGCCGCAGGAGGTCCACATGGAGACCACCAGCGACTTCCGCGTCCACGGCGGCGACTACGCCATGCGCGCCACCGGCGAGCGCCTGCAGCTGCGGACCCCGCAGCGCACCACGCTGCGCACCGGCTTCGGGACCCCGCACCAGAGGGACGACGGGACGGCGTACAACCTGACCCGGGCGGCCGTCGAGGACGAGGACTCCGTGGCCTACACGATCCCGCCGAACCCCAGCGACCTCATCGCCATCCTGTCCCGGTTTGGGTCAACTCCTCCCAGTTTCGCCGACATAGAAGTAATTCGGGCTCCGCTGATTCCGCTGTACGAGCGAGACTGAGCCACGTACTGGGAGAGGTGTAACAAGCGCCTCGGGTGCGTCGTCCAGTAGTGCATGGAACCAACGCCTGAGCAAGAAGAAGACGGCCGTGGGGACTTCCGTCCCCTCACCGACGAAGAACTGGAAAAGCGGCTGGTCTACGTGCTGAACCTCATGCCGGACCAGCTGCCGGAAGACGAAGCCACAACCACCACACCAAGGGGTACCGCCATGCCCACAGAGGACTACGACCTCACCTTCCGCGATGACGTCACCGTCGGATTGGTCAAGGCCGCTGCCGACGACGCCGACGTCATCTTCGCCGCTCGTGTCTCCACCGCCGGGGAGATGTCCCTGCGGGAGATCCGCAAGGACCCCGAGAAGTCCAAGGGCCTGATCAACTATCTGATGCGGGACCGGCACGGCTCGCCGTTCGAGCACAACTCGATGACGTTCTTCGTGCAGGCCCCGATCTTCGTCTTCCGCGAGTTCATGCGCCACAGGGTCGGGTTCAGCTACAACGAGGAGAGCGGAAGGTACCGCGAGCTGGAGCCGGTGTTCTACGTGCCGGGACCGGACCGCAAGCTCGTCCAGAAAGGGAAGCCCGGGAAATACGAGTTCGTCAAGGGCACCGTCGAGCAGGCCGACGAGACCTACGCGCAGATGACCCTCGCCTACCAGGAGGCGTACGACAGCTACCAGGGCATGCTGAAGGCGGGCGTCGCCCGTGAGGTCGCTCGCTCTGTCCTGCCGGTGGGCCTGTTCTCGTCGATGTACGTGACTACGAATGCCCGAGCCCTCATGCACTTCCTGTCTCTGCGTACCACCCATCCTGACGCCAAGGTCAAGAGCTACCCACAGCGCGAGATCGAGATGGTTGCCGAGCAGATGGAAGCAGAGTGGGCCCGGCTCATGCCGATCACCTACGCGGCGTTCAACAAGAACGGTCGGGTGGCACCGTGAGTTCTGGTGCCAATAGACGCCTTACGGTCATCGGCAGGGTGAGCGACTGGGAGGTCCGCTTCTGGTCGAAGGTGGATCGGGACGGCCCTCGAATACTGGACGGACCTTGCTGGGTCTGGGGTGCGGCTACTGACTCAAACGGATACGGAGTCTTCCGCCTCAACGGGCATTCTCGCCGCACGCACCCGGTGTCCTGGGAGCTGCACAACGGGGAACCTGTGCCTCTCGGCCTGGTCGTTCGACACAGATGCGACCACCCGCCGTGCGTGAACCCGCACCATCTCTTGGCTGGCACTCACGCCGACAACGTGGCCGACAAGGTGCTGAGAGGGAGGGCCGCCAACCAGAACACCAGGAAGACGCACTGCAAGGCCGGACATAAGTTGGCGGGCGAGAACGTGTACGTCCGGCCCGACGGGAGGGGGCGACAGTGCGTAGTTTGCCAGCAGTCCCGGGGCGAACAATGGGCTGCGTCTGCCTGACTCGCGTCGCACCGTAGCGCTGTCCGCGCCTCCTCCGTCGCCCTCAAGAGGTGAGCAGAGGAGGCGCTGTGACGTTGGTGTGGAGTGAGATCGTCGATCAGGCCAGACGGTCCGTCGAGGCTGCCCTGGGCAGCTCCCATGCAGGAGAGGATGGGGCCGTGACCGAGCACCCCACCCAGGAGTCCCTGGACAACATCAAGCACAACTTCTCCTTCGCCGACGCAGGCTCCTGGGACGAGGCGAAGGAGAACTTCGACATGGAGCATCCGGCCATGAAGGAGTTCGTCGAGGACGTACGTCAGAGAGGCGTCCAGAAGCCCGTCCGGATCGACTACGAGCAGTCCCCGCCCGAGGTGGTCGACGGTCACCAGCGCCTCGTCGCTGCTGACGCCGCCGGTCTCTCACACGTTCCGGTCAAGCACGGCACCTTCGCCGACGTGCACTACTACGGGGAATGACGTGCTGGTCGAGGTCCCAGAGGTCCACCTCGTCACCCACCCCGACCGCATGATCATGGTCGAGAAGGGGCTCCCCCCGAAGCGCGCCCAGGCTGCGGCCCGGGAGGCCGTACGGCAGGCCCGGCGCCGGATGCCGAAGCTCACCGGCGCAGCCGCGCGCGGCCTGCAGCCGCTGTACGGCAAGGGCTACTTCGGGATCTCCTGGTCCACCGACGTCGTCTGGTACCAAGACCACGGCACGAAGCCGTTCACCATGCGCTCGCTGGCCGGGAAGGTCATCCCGATGTGGATCGACGACCCGACCGGCCAGGAGCGCCGCGACAACCCGAAGGCGAAGACGCGCACCACGGAGACCGGCAAGAT